TTACATGTTTTACAAAAATATGCTTCTGCTCCATTAAAATCTTGTTTCTCTGTGTGTAGTTCTTTGCATACTGGACACAATGAACCATTTGGTCTTACAATGTCACTTCCTTTAATGTCAGGTGATGGATACATATTTATTTCTCCCATGGCTTACCAAAATTCCAAGATTTGATATTTCCACAAATTGCTTTTAGCTCTTTGGCAGAAGGAAATCTTTCTTTTGGCTTAAACAAGTGATTGTTAAAAAAGAAATCTTTTGTTACAGTGTCTTCGTTTTTCACTTCATCATAAGATATATATTCGTTTTGAACTAACCAGTTCCATGTTGCCGCAAGATATGGATGGTATTCATCATATCTTTCTTGTATTGAATCTTCATTTTTTACAATATGAATACCACTTTCAACTGAGCATAGGTATTCTGGTCTTACAAATACCCATGGTGGGCAATTTAAATCTAAGTTAAGTTGTTTAGGTTCAACGAAGTCGTTATCTTCTTTTTGAACTAATTCTATATTATCCACCTTTGATATCTTCCTTATATGAGATTCCATGGAGAATTCCAGCTTTTAGTATTTTTACTATGTTTGATTGTGAGTATCTGTTTATGAGTAGAAGTATTACAGTTGGTAGTACTAGTGTGGTGTCTGTGAAGTTTGTTTCTAACATTTGTAAAATCAAAATACCAATTGCTAGTGAGGATATGAATTTAGTAGTATTCCATAGTTTAATATCTCTTCGCATTTGGAATATTAAAAGTTGTTTGGAGTTTTCAGTCATCGCTTATCTCCTTTTTGCTGTAGAAATCTATAAATTTATCAATAGTCTGTTTACATGATTTTAAGGTAGGGGCGGTTCTCCACAGCCCAGTTCTGGCATCTTTATATGACCATATAATTTTTTTGCCATTTGTCCTACCATCCCATTTTCCTTTCTTAATGAAATGTCCACGGTAATGATAAGTTCCATCTGGATTTCGTTTTTCTTTATATTTTGCCATAGTAGCTATTGGTTTAAATTATCTTGAATGGAATCAATCCATTCTTTACATTTTTTAAGAGTCTTAGCTGTATATGTAGTACCAGATTTATCCGCAAATGCCCACATTTCGGCTTTGTTTAGAAGAATCTTGGTTTTCTTTATTTCATAATCTCTATATTCATAGAGACCACTGCCTAGTTTCTTTTGTTTGTATTCCATAATTTTTCCAGTTATAGCATCCAGCGATATATGCCGAACATGTTGATAAAAGCAAATAATACCTGCATCATTAGCAGTCCATGTAAGCCTTTTCTAATTGAAAGTGCTATCAGAAGCACAGATGAGATAAAAAAGCAAATAAATCCATATTGGGATATATCAGTATTTATGCTTACAAGAATCGCGCCAACTATTCCAAATGCGGCTCCTAGGTATTCTGTTATTAAATCTATTTTGTTCATATTTTACTCCATTTACCCAATAATCATAGCAGATAAATGGAGCACAGTCAATATATATTTAATAAAATATGGGATTAAATCCTACAAAGGAGATAAGTGTCATAAGAATACACCATATGCCGAGAACAGTGTAGTAATCTCGGAATCGTGTTCCAAAATACATTCTGCCGATATGTGTACATTTGTGAGTGGGAGATAGTAGGTAACCAGCATAATCAATAACCACAAACCAAGTTAGCCATTCAACTCCATAGATAGTCGCCAAGAGAGCGACAATACCAGCATATTTAGATGATGAACCCATGGCAAAGCTCGCTAAGAAAGCAACACTGGATATTGTAATAAAGCCAACTGGGGTAGTGATATCAAAAGCACCGTTCTCTATAAATGCATGAATATCGCCATCATACAGTTTGATGTAATTTCCAAGGGCGATTACAATAGCCAGAAGCCCGACCAGTTTCCAATTAACGAATTCCAACCAACACCGAGGACAATAAGTTTGAGATTTTATGATATAATAAATAGCCAACAAACCAAATACCAGATGACCCTGAAACCCCGCAATTAAAAATCCAATACCGACAAAAACAGGCAATGAACCACTTGTGAATCTTAGCCAATCAATATGCTTATCAGAAGTGTTAATTTGAATATCTTTTTCAGTCAATTTTCCGAAAATATACCAGACAACATATCCTAAAGAAATTACAATTAGGGGTAGCATGTATTGAAGGATTTCCAAATATGTCAAGGACAGTACAGCCATTGGTATTATTATTGTTTTTTCCAATGGAGAAAATAGATAATAAATGTGAGTTGACAAATAATCTATAATTCCAAATTTCGACCTTGATTTCCTTGAGCATGTGTCACCATTATCTATCGGAGCAATCGTATCAAGTAGTCCAGCAGAAACTGTGACCCTTCCGGGTATGGGGAGTATTCCACCAAATAAACTAACAAGCGCCACTACTGCCCGTTTAGATGGAACAAATTTAATTAGGATATTTACGAAATCTACAAAATATTCATTTTCTTTGATTATTCCTACGATAATCATTACGAAAATTAAGTAGAATAGATAATTTTGTCCTTGCAAGAGAACTTCTGTCATGATGACTCCTTTGTACATGATAAATAGTTTTAGTGTTATGAACCAGTATAGTCTATATCCCCCATCTTGTCAAATTATAAATAGTCTATAAATGTTCGAATTAATAAATAATTTAAAATTGGAGAATTACATGTCAGCAATAATCAACAAATGGGACAACTGGAAAAAAGACTTTGAAGCTATTTCTGACGAAGGTTCTGGTAGCGTTTCTTCTTTTATTGAACCAGCTAACAAAACAATGGTTCTGATATATGTAGAAGTTATTTCGGGTGCCGCTAGTCTAGAACTATCAGTAGAAGAAGAATCAATTCCAAACAAAACTTTCTCAGTATCTTCTTTCAATGGAGAAAACGTTGATAAGACTGTAATGAATTTTGTAAAACCGGGAACATATAGAATTCCAGTACCAATGGCGGAAAATGAAGAAAAACTTCACATTTATCTAAGTGGTCCCGATTGTCAACTTTGGTCAGTATTAGAAAGCGAGAAGAATTAATATGAATGGTAGTGATTTAATCAGCAGTTTTTACAACACATCAAGTACAGGTCAAGGATTTGCTTCTCAGACCACAGAGCTTGAATTTGGTGTTGATGTACAAGCCCCAGAAGAAGGTGTTTCTGGATTTACATTCCCTGTTCAACATACCATAAAGCATGTCTTTATGAATGGTGTCAAACTAAGGTATGGTGCCGACAATGACTATGTGGTAGATACCGATACTAATTCTCTAGTTATGTCTTCAGAATGGACCCTTTACACCCAAGACAAACTTTTAATAACCTCTTAAACCTCAACAATAACAAAAGGAACAAAAAATGGCATTAACTAAAATTCGCGCTAGTTCGCAACTACTAACAGGCTCTATTAGCCAAGCACTACTAGACACCGCGTTTACCGATAGACTCACAGGTTTTGACACCGAAATTGCTAAAATCAATGGTGCAGATACTGTTGTTGGCTCTATTGACAACAAAGTAAAAATCGCGATTGATACTCTAGTAGATGGTTCACCAGACCTACTAAACACACTTAATGAAATCTCATCGGCTCTTGCCAATGACCCAGATTTCGCAACAACTATTACTTCTGAACTTGCTCTAAAAGCAACTATTGTTGACTTGACAGCAGAAGTAGACAGAGCTAAAGCAGTAGAGGGTACACTAACTAACCTAACTACTGATACTCAGGCTTCGCTTGTTGATGCTATCAACGAAGTAAATCTTGATGCGGCTAACAATGCTACTGCTATTTCAAATGAAGCATCTCGTGCTGGCGCGGCAGAAGCGGCTCTTCAGACTTCTATCAACACTACAAATACAAATGTAGGCTCTCTTGCTTCCCTTACTACAGAAGTTAAAACTTCGATTGTAGATGCTGTAAATGAGCTAGAAACAAATGCCAATACTAACGCTACAGCAATTGCTACCAATGCGGCTAACATTACTGCTAATGGCACTGCTATCGCAACCAATGCTGGTAACATTTCTACTCTAACAACTAATCAGGGCGTATTGTCTTCACTAACTACAGATGCTAAAACCTCTGTTGTTGCGGCAATCAATGAAGTTGATGCAAACGCAAATACCAATGCTACAGCTATCGCTACTGCGAATGCTAACATTGCTCAGAATGTAACTGACATTGCTACAAACGCAACTGCTGTTGCTACTGTAACTACAAATGTAGGTGCTCTTGCTTCTCTAACTACAGAAGACAAGACTACTATCGTTGCGGCAATCAATGAGCTTGAAACAAACAGCAACACCAATGCTACAGCAATTGCTACCAATGCGGCATCAATTGTAGCTCACAATACACGTATCACAACTATTGAAAATGATACCACTATCATTCGCGAGTCTGATATTGTTACTGGTGGTTCTGTAAACGGTACTAAAGATGGTTCTAACACTACCTTCACACTACCAAATGCGGCTCGTGCTGGTACAATCACTCTATATGTGAACGGTACTGCTAACTTTGCTCCTGCTAACTTTACAGTTGCTGGCGACAATGTTACACTTACGCTTTCAGAAGCACCAATTTCAACAGACTCTGTTGTAGCTTCTTACATTAAAGCGGCTGTATAACATATATTTGATAAAGAAAAGGGAGCTTTTAGCTCCCTTTTTTGTTTTTGTGTTCGTAGTATTCATATATTCCTACCAAAACAACATAAACAAGTACTCCAGAAGCAATAACTTCCGCCAACCTTTCTATATCCATAATTACTCCGTTGTATGATATTTTATTGAGTGTTTCAAAGAGTGCTCAATATTTAATTTTTCGTCAATATTTAATAAAGCCATCAAAGAAAATAATACTTCATTTGGAGACAGTAAACTAAACGACTTTACTTCATTTGAAAGTTTAAGAAGATATGCAAAACCAACACTGTCCATAAATTCAGTTTCGATTAAATCAATTATTAATTTGTTTTCTGTATCTAACAATGGCTCTATATACCTTGCCACTTCTGGGAAATTGAAAAAAGTAACCCTTCTTGGAAAGTGAACAATAATAATATCATGTTCTTGAAATATAGTTGTTTTCATAATTTTTTGTCCGTCAGAGATTGACTTAATTCATATGCGTCAACTCTATATTTTTCAACAGTAATCAGCACATCAAGAATCATTTCTAATTCAGGAACTGTTAAATCAGTATCAGATAGGAGTTTCATCAAATCATGTCTTTTAATCCTTTCAGACCTAATGGCACTTCGCAAAGCAACAATTGCAATTCTTCGAATTTCTTCAGACCTAGAAGAAAACAATTCTTTTAAATCATTTATTTCTAGAAATGGATTAAAATACTCATTTGATTTCATAACTACATCCTATAGTTATTGGCAAGTTCTTTTTTAAATAATTTTTCTGAAAATTTCTCCATGCCTATTTTGTAGTGATATTTTCCAGATATACATATCACCGAAGCATTGCTTTTTCGAATACTCCCTTTTACAAGCAAGGAAACAACAGCCCCTCCAGTGTTCTCTTTGTCTTTGGCTTCTTTTTTCATCAAAAAAACGAGTTCATCCGCTCTCAATTCGCCCATTGATTCTTCAATTTCGTTAGTTTCAGTATTGACTTCTGCTTTTTTCTTTGAAATATATCTCTGATATCCATTAGGGTCAATTCTTTTAAAAACATTCTCAATAGTCGAGATTGAATTTTCTAACATAAAGACATTAGAATTCCCAAGCATATCTTGAAGATTTTCGCGATTCAAGTTAATGAATTGGAAATCTTCTTCGATTTGCTTGAGACGGTCACAAATATAAATCCATTGCTCTTCTGAATGAATCATGATTAAATTTTATGAGCTAGAGTACCTTTCTTTTTCTCATCCTTGACAACTTTATCAAGTTTAGAAAAATACTTAGTCAAATGTGTGATTATTTGCTCAGGGGTTCCTGTTTTTTTACGAAGACCAATTTTTACTTTATCATATGCCATGTAGCTACCTTCTGCTGGCTTGATATACAATGAACCACCAACAACAACATCTAGAGTGATTTTGTCCGAACTGAACTCACCATCTTTAACATCATGAATCATGAATTTGTGCTGTGCTGGGTCATTTTCTTCATAACCACCAGATAGATTTTTCTTCTCCTGAACACCAAAAGAAATGTAAACAACCTCGCCTAATAGCTTACGCTTATGAGCAACAATCCATGCTTTTGGGAATTTCTTTTTGTATTCTTTTACAACTGTTTCGCAAAACTTATCAATATTCATATTTACCTCTAGTATCTAGTCAAGTTTAGTATTTATTCTATTTATTATTCAAAACATCTTCGATATGGTCAAATGTTGCCAATATCTTGCGATTGTTTGATAAAGTGACAACAATGTCATCTCGTCTTTCTAACGCAACGACTTCAAAGTAGCCTTCCTTGTTGAGACACTTAACGTAATCACCAATGGTCAACTTTTTTAAATCTTTCATATTGTCACCTTATCGCACAATTTTATCAACTTACCCTTATAGTATACATCATTTTGAGGCAATGTCAACCTTTTTTATTCCTCAATTAATGAAATTTCAACTGGACCGTCAATAGACCAAGAGGTATCATCCATTTCATAGCCTTTTTCTTCTTCAAGCCATGTGATAAAGTCAAAAGAGTCACCTGGATTGTTGAAATACTCTTCGCGAAGTTTATCAACTTTCTTAAGGTCTTTAGCATCGCCAGCCTCGTAATCTTCAATATCACCAGACCATGTGCTATCTAAGTAAGCCTCTTCAAACATGTCAAACTCAAGAAGGTCATCGTATGATTCACCAGCATCTACTGCCGCTTGGAGCAAATCTACTTCTGGTTCATATTTGACATTGACTATCATTGTGCCACCACGCCAAGTCATAACACGGCTAAGATTAGGAAACTTAGCTTTGCCCGGACCTGTCATGTAGTTTACTTCAATGAATGTGCGTTTGGTAGCATTTGTTACACTGTATGTTTTGCCAATTTCAATTTTCATGGTAGTTCGCCTTTCTGTTTAGTTTATAATTATATGATAACATAATCGCAGTGTAAGTCAACATTTTTTGCTTAAAAAAGATAAATAATTGCAGTTAATTATAAAGCCAAGGAGAGCCTAGGGTAAGGAACAGTAAGAAAGTTAGATTTGGCAGTGGTGGATTTGTATTTCGTAATATAGGTAAAAGAAGTTATGTCATGATATACAGCACAGGTTCAAACTTCTTGTACCACAATAAATATAAGAAATAATAGCATTAGTAAGACCATAGTTATTCTCCTTTACCAATCGTCACCGTCCGTAGTTGTACTAGAAGCCGAAGTTTGACCAGCATTGGGGTCACCATTGACTTTGCGTTTTAGCAACTCCAGTTCCAGTTTTAATCTTTCGTTTTCAAGATACATTCTATCTTGCTCCAACAACATGGTTGTTTGACAGTTTATTCGTTGTGATTCAAATGAACCTCTTCCGAATTCTACTGTCATTGTTAGCATGACTTTTTTCTCATCTGTTTCTGGGTCTGCTATTACACTAAGCTCTAACTCTTTCCCTGAGTTATGAGACCTTTCACATTCTGTCCCTGAATGTGTTTTAAACCTATCAGTGACATTTGCCGCGCCATGGGTACTATTTATATAACCACAACCTAGAACAAACGCGAGTAATAGTAGTTGGTATCTCTTCTTCATATCCTACCCTATGTAGTACAGAGCAAACAATTACCTTACGTTCTTCTTCAGTCTTAAATGTAACAGCAAATCTCTTTATGCTACCCGGAACCATTTTAAATAGCTCTCTGTCGATAGTCCAATCTGTTGATGGTGTTATTCCATCTTTTTCAAAAACATTGACCTTGAGAACAATAGGAAAATCGAACTCATTTTTTATTTCATATACCATAGAATGCGTTTCAGAATATGCCATTTCTTTTTGGTATCCCGGCGTCTGAGAATGAGCACTGGCATTGAATGCCAGTGCCGCTAAGACGCTCATTAATAATGATTTAATAAGCATTTATTTTCCTTTAGATGTTACAAGTAACAACATTTACTAGATGGTAGTTAGTGTTTGATTCAGCTACATAGCTGTCAGAAGTTGTCAATGTATGGTCAATTTTTAGGTTTAGTACGTTACCACCTTCTAGACCAGTTACTGTGTAATCGTTAGTGTTTACAGCAGAAGCTGGTGATTTGCGTGGGTTTTCCCAAGTTAGGGTAGAGTTATCGTAAGCAACATCAACTAGAGTATCAGCATCCCCTAGAGCATCCTGTAGCTTTTTGTTGTTGTCAACGACTACAGAGATAACGTCACGAGTTTTAACACGAACCTGACCATCGCCAGTAGTGTACCAGATGCCATTAGCCTCATCCCATGCCATTGTACCGTCCTGTACGTTTAGGAATGAGCAACCAGATGCTAGAGTTTCAGTAGCACCTTCGATTTTGAATTCAGCCGCAGAAGCCATTGGTGCTGTAGTTGCCATGAGAGTAGTTGCAGTGAAAGTTGCAAGTGCTAGTTTAGTAAAGTTTTTCATAGTAGTTCTCCTTATTTACTATTAAGGGTACCTATTTTTTCGTGACACCTCCCCCCGTCACGCTATGGACAGTGATTCATCCATGAACCACTCCACTCATCCTTGAGTAAAAATCCATAGTTGTGAATTAAGTTAATCCTTAAAATAATTCACAATTGGGGCTCCTGTTCCAACCGCCAACCTCCCCGCCAGCGTATCGAGTGATAGCGAACAATTGTCACGAAATTAACTATTGTCTTTACTATCTGAAATTATTTAGACAAACTAAAATTTCTAGATTTTTCAATGCATTATGCGAAAAAAAGTGGCTAGAAGCCACTTTTAAGAAAAACACTTAATTATTTCAATATTTTTACGAATTATTTTCTTTTAATTTTTCTTGTAATTTTTCATAATTTTCCTTTTCCAGCTTTAATTCGGCAATTATTTTTGTTAAATATTTTTTATAGTCTTCAGAGGTTGCCTCGGGATGCCTGTCAAAGAATTCGTCACTGGTCATTATGCCGCTTCCATCACCAGTTCAAGGTCTTCTTTAGTAACAATCAACTCAATACGAGTATCACGGTCATCAAACATACCCAGACCCTGTTTCAATGTTTTGAAGCCAAACTCTTTGTGTGGATGGTCATATTCTTTACCGTCAAAGACTGATTTAACCATATCACAAACGAGAATTCCATCATCTTCGATATCAGTTACGATGCCAATCATGTAACAACCTGGCTGTAACTCTTTAGCAAAGTCGTAAGATTTAATCAGGTCACCAGCTTTAATATTCATCATAATCATTTCTCTCTCAATTCGTTATATGGTAAGTATAAGGCATCTTTTATTATTTGTCAAGCGTTTTTTAACAAAATCGCGAAAAAATTATATCCCAAATTCCTCACGGAGAGCGTTCATTTCATATTCAATTTCTTCTTTGAGGTCATAGTAGTAAGCAAAATCGTCAGTTTCAAGTAGCTTGACCATTTCTGGAGTCATGAACAGGAAGTTATCGTACATATTGAGGATTCGACCCTCTTCGCTACGTGGAAGAGCAAGGAATTCATTCATATTCAGCATTTCAGTACGCATAGTGTTTTCTCTCTCAATTCGTTATATTATAATTATAGCGAATTTCTAAAATAAATCAAGCATTTTATTAGATTTATTTGTTATAAAGATATAACTAAAAGTAATTAACTTTTTCTACAGGAATTCCACATTTCTCTAGAAAATGAATCCCATCTTTAGTTCTATAATCATTGCGATAATAGACTTCTTTGATTCCAGCTTGATACAATGCTTTAGCGCAATCAATACATGGACTGTGTGTGATAAAGATAGCCGCTCCATCGCCACTCTCAGATGATTTGGCTAGTTTTGAAATAGCATTAGTTTCGGCATGAAGTACTTCTGGTTTACTTTTTAGTGTGCCATCTTCCAACATATGCTCACATATATTATCCCAGCCACTTGGCATACCGTTGATACCAATAGATATAATACGGTCATCTTTTACAACAATGGCACCCACTTGAAGTCGTGTAGCATATGACTCTTGTGCGAATCGTTCTGCTGTGTCCATGTATGCTACTTTCCAGTTATCTTTCATTAGTTTACATACTCCGCATTATAAAAATCTTTCCAATCTTCTATACAGTCTTTTTCTGTAAGTTTTGTTATGTCTACGCCATGTTGTTTTTGAATTTGTAACCAAGAGAGCCAATATTCTTTGAGGATTTTTTCTTCGGAATATGTAAAAACCTGTACTCCTACTTGTTGTCCATCTTCAATAACAGGTTTTTCATAAACATACTTTACTAGATTACTCACAACTTCCCTACCAATAGATTAGAGCGATTTTCTCTAGTGACCAATACCACAACAGGTCAAAAAAGAAAATCGCTTATACGGTCATTTATGAGTATTTATGGGGCTAAAAACTTTTGACGAATTCTACCAAACTATCTTGTTCTGCATACTCTTCGCTAACAAGTTCTTGTAGTTTTAAAGATATGGCATCCAAGTCGCTCCTTAACGCTTGTACCAAATAACCATCTGATTCTTTTTGAATATCGCTTTCAATTCGTTCTTGAAGGTCCAATAGTTCATCCACTGATTTTGTGTTCAAAGTGTTATCTAAAATCATATCATTACTCCTTGTTATAGAAGTGGCTACGAATATAGCCACTTATTATTAGCTTATCAAAGATTCCTTATCTTGTCAAGCCTTACCCAAAAGCGACTCTTCTTACAGTTTGTGAGTCCTCATAGGCTTCTACTATTCGCTGGACTAGTCCTGAGCGAACAATATCTTTTTGTGAAAATTCAATTACTTCACATCCGCTGATATGTTGAACTCTCTGAATAGCATCTTCAAGTCCAGACTTTCCTCGAATGTCTTTCTGTGAATAATCACCGTTAATAATTATCTTACAGTTTTCTCCTATTCGTGTCAAGAAAAGTTTCATTTGTTCTGGTGTTGTATTCTGGGCTTCGTCAAGTATTACCCAGCAATTTTTAAATGTTCTACCTCGCATATAGGCAAATGGTGCGGTTTCAATCCTTCCAGATTTCATCAGTGCTTGTACATGACCCTTTCCTAATCTCTCTATAAGCACATCTTTGAATGGTTGAAAATAGGGAGCAAATTTATCTTCTATCTCTCCCGGTAGGAATCCTAAGTTTTCGCCAGCCTCCTGAACTGGTCTGGTTATAACAATTCTTTCAGTTAAACCCTCTGTTAATGCTTCTGCGGCTAGTGCTCCGCAAACCCATGTTTTACCTGTCCCTGCTGGACCAACTCCGAATGTTAAGTGTTTGTTTTCTATGGACAGTATATAATGTCCTTGTGTTTCTGTTCTAGCCTCTATAGGCTTGGTGTTACGTTGAGGAATATAGTCTTGAATCATTGGCATTGGGTTAGTCTCAATAAACGATTCAAAAGAACTTGTTCTGTTTCTTTCTGTGCGCTTGAGAGCCCTTCTCTGCTTTTTAGTCATAGAATCTCCTAAAATCCTATCGGATATGAGAATAGGATTAGTGGCTATTATTATTAAACAGAATAAAAAAGGGACGAGTTTTGACACCCGTCCCTTGGAAAGTTATTTCTGGTTAATAATAGTTATTGTAAGTTCCATATCCATAAAATTATTTATAATTATTTGTCTTTATACTTTTCTCTCATTTTACGCAATTGGTCTTTCCAACGCCTCCCTTGTGGTTTTTTTCTTCTGTCTGTTATAGAAACCCTATTTCTTCTATCTTCGTGGGAGCGTCTATCAATAGTTCTCCACCTAGCATTTTGGTTAGAGCCTGAGTTAAAAACATGTTCTTCATAAAATACACTTTGACGAAACCAATCTTCGGCATCATCAAGTCTTTCAAACCCTTCGGGAAAATCAGATTTATGACCAATCTCACCATCAATTTTCCAAAAGAAATGAATGTTTCCAGATATATTTTTTTCAACAAGCTCAATATCAAATGCCACTACATAAGCTCCTCTAAATTATTAGCTTCATTTTTATCCTCCCTAATTTCAACAAAAATAGGTAAAAATAAAGACATAGTTTCTTTAGTCTTATCTTGGATAATCTCATTGTATTTGGTACACACAATCTTACCCACAATGTAATCTTTTGTGTGCTTCTTTCTCTGTTCATCTGTGAATCCAGAGCCTATATTGACTTCCAATTTTCCATCAGCAGTTTTAGCAGTAACTGAACCCATCAATCCTTCGTATTTTCCTGTTCCTTCATGCCAATCAGTTACTACCAAGTCTGCTTCCAATTCATTTTTCATTTTAACTAGGTTCTTGGAACGTTTGTCTTCCCAAATGCCTTTTATATTCTTAAGAATAATACCTTCATCACCCATCTGTAGACAATGCTGAAACAATTCTTTGGCTAAATCTAAACTTTCAACTGTCCAAGTTTGAGCTACCCTACAGCGAGTAGAAACCTCACCATCAGGAGGAAAAACCATATTCAATGCTTCGAATCTAGAATCATATGGTGCGGCAGAGGAACCATTTCTAAACTGTTGAAGTGTTACCATATCCCAAACAACAAACACAATACAGTTCTTCTCTTCATCAGTAGCAGTTCCTTTTACTATTTTGTTAAGGATACCGTTTCCTGTTTTTCTATCTAATAGCTTTCCGCCTTCTCCTAGTACCAAAGCCTCGCCATCTATCACTGTGCCATTTGGAACATCATCAAAAATAACATCCCATACACTAGCTTCTAAGCCCCTGCCGTTTCTGGTTTTATATTCAAAGCTACCATTTTTATTTCTAATAATATTAATTCGCATCCCATCATATTTTATTTGACCATATGCTGGAAAAACTATGTTACTAAGGTTTTTATCGTTTTGTGAAGATGCTAACATACAAGGGTACTTCAATAGGAAGCTCTTGCCATAAACTTTATTGGCAGTTGCTATATTGACTCCACATTTTAAATCTTTTTGTAGTATTCTCTCCATTACTTCTCGGTCTTCTGGAATACAATTCTCCATAGCCATAGAGAATACTTCTTGAGCCTTATTACCCGTAACAGTTCTGGATTCTAGAATAGAGAATACTTGGATAGACTTTTTTAATGGGACTATTCCTTGGATAGATGAATCATATTCAGGAACTTTTTTCATATAGAAAATCTTATGTTCATCTAAAGCAAGCTTTATAACGTCTCTGAGAAGTTTATTGTCTTTTTCTCGTTCTAATATGGCAATCTTTCCATTGCGTGACGATTCGTTTTCTAATTCTTTTAAAATCTCAATTACAGATTTGCTTTCCATTATAATCCTCGGTTATTTTTAGTTCAATCATACATATACAAATTCATATTTTTTAAATGCGTTTATGGACTTGCCTATTGAATATTCAATTACAACTTTAGGTCTATGTCTGAATAAAAACCATTTAGATGTACTATTATTCATCATCAAGAACACTGGGAGGAACAATAACAATATTATTAATAATATCTTCATCTTCAACTATAACCCCATTCTCAACAAATTCCTCAAATCCTTTCTGTACAGCAATAACACCATCACCTTCCACATCCATTATCGTGTAAGTTTCAAAAAAGGAATCTCTATATTTTTTCAATACATCATCAGCAAGTTCTTTTCCTTCCTCTGAAGAGAAAAAGTCATCAAGAAATTCATCAATCTGTTCATCAGTAATTTTCAAGGTATCATTCCTTATTTTGTATCATATTGTTTACATTATTGAAATATGTATCATATATTAAACAACAATTACTCTTACATTGTAATCATCCCATAACTTATTAATATATTCTTTTTCATGGGGATTGTCAAGGGATTTCTTTAGCATAGAATTTTCGGATATGTCAATAACTAAAACTATGGAAAAATCATATCCGATTGAAGATAGAATAATACCATCCGCAAGCATTCTTCTCACATTATCTAAATTGTGACCCTTGGTGAGCGTGAATGCTACTTTTGTGTTAGATGTTACATCATCAAATACTAGTACGGGACTTACCTGCGCCCCAAATGCCAAAACAGGAGGAATGGAGTTTTCCTTGGTCCAGTTATCAAGTAGCATTGTTTGTGATTTTTTTATTTTATCAATATTGCTAATGGGCTCTTTCTTCAGAAGTTCTTGAGCATATATAGCCAACCTAGAAAGAGAGTTCTTAATTATCATTTTAGCATCATCATTCTTGTAGTTAAGAACTTTCTTTTCATGGTTATAGACTATCTCTTTAGATAGCCTATCCACTAGATTTTTGCGCTGTTGAGTTTTTCTTGTTTTTTTCATTCTTCTGTCCACATCATTTGATTAATAGCAACTGCCTCGTACATTTGAAGGGCATCATTGGCAGAATCGTGGAGAGCATTGTGTTTAATGAACCCTTCTCTTTCTTTTCTACTAACATATCCATCAGTTGAACCTGTCAAAACATCAATGACAGTTCGTACATCGCGTACAGCCAAGTGAGGAATCAATTGTGGGCGCTTTAGCATATGGCACATGTTTGTTAATATGGTCAAGTCAAAAGCGGGAGAGCGACAATAGAAGGTCACTGGTGGACGCATTTTCTTGTTATTTATACCATTTTCATCAAAGAATTGTTGAATCCTGTCATAAGCTTCTTCTAATGATAAATCTGTCGGTAGGGGCTTGAGAACTCTCTTAGCGGCTTCTCCTTGCTTCTCCCACCACTCCATGGTATCAGGCAATACAGACCTTCCGCGTTTAATCTGAGACCTAATATCAAGCTTCAACTCAATTCCATTATCTACCAGTGTTTGAAAATCCAATTCATCTTCACTATTAAACGCAACCATTCCTATTGAAAGAATTCCAGTATCTGGAAATGTGCCTGTTGTCTCCATATCAAAGACAACAGTATCAACTTTATTACTCATCTTCTGAATCATCCCTTTTCAATTCTACCACTTTCAAATGGCGCTCTTTGGGTTTTTCTTCAACATGTTCTTCGCCATATACATAATCCGCATCTTGTTCGATTACATAAGACTGTACAAATTGAAGTAGATTTACCATTGTACCATCTTCCAATTCGGCAATTCCATCAAATTGGTCAATAAGATACATTAGAATGTCTCTGTTGGAGTATTCTTGTCGTTTATCCATCTCAATATAGAATTTAACACAAGAATCCATATCTTGCCATTCATAGCAAAAGTATACTAGGTACTTACCTTTAAATTCTTCTGGAATGGGAGTATGCTCTTCCTGCTCTTCATTAAGCTCTTCGTTAAGCTCTTCGTTAAGCTCTTCATTTCCTGTAAAATCATCACTCATAATTATCACCTTTGGAAGATTGGTAGGGAGGAACTACCGCCAAAAATCTGATAAACTCTAACAAGTTTCAATATACAATAAACAATAACGTTATGATTAGAATACTACACTTCAACAATTAACAAAGGAGAAAAATATGAGTATTCATAACAATGTTAGATTCTTTATAGTATGTCCAAGACATGTTGTTTGAGTTTATTCTTCAATTCAGCGATAGCTCCAAAACTTAAACTAGGTTGTACTTTTTAAGAAGCTCAACATGCTCTTCTGTCAAAGTAATTTTGTTGGTAGTATTCAATACAACCAAATTATCATCAATGCTAGTAATATTTCTTTTGATTTCTTTGATAGTATTCTTAATAATCTGTTTATCATTGAAATCAAGATAATTAACATTAAGTGTTGGAGTAACCATATAAGAAAATTTTGGTGTTTCATTTGATTTCTTAACTAATTCAATTCTATCTTGAATCACATCAAAATCCTCTTCTCTACAAACATCCAATAACTTTTCGAACTTCTTAACTTTATTCAAAAGATATTCTCTAGTTGCCAATGATTGGTTAATGCCAGCTTTTTCATTGGTTTCTGAAATAGCAGAACGAATCAAATATCTAAGTTGTAGAAGAGTGTCCAGAGAAGAAATTGCTCCACGCAAGCGAGCTTGACCTTCTTCTATTGCTTTTTGGATATTTTCAAAATCGTCTTGAAGGCGAAAAGTTCCAGATGTTTGTAGTTCATCATTTTCTACAACATTGGCTATTTCTTTCTCTAGTTTTCTAGCACTTCTCAATGTCAGTTCCATTTCATTCCTCATTTTTTAATATGTATACAATTATATTATCAAAATATAGTAGTCTAGTCAAGTTCTCTGTAATGTTTCCAAGCACACTGGGCTATAAAATAACTATCAATTATGTCACCCGATGGAGACCATTGTTTTTCAGTTTGACCAAGAATAGGTTTTAGTTGTTTACCTGTTTGGTCAAAGAAAGCCTCTTCCATTTTATATTTGTCGGCATTTCCTTTACCAGTAGCATGTTTTTTTATTATTGATGGTGGGAAGGTCTCAAAAGGAATATTGTTTTTCCACAATTTATATTTCATAATACCTGTATTTTCGGCAATGTGAAATACTTTTCCTTTTGAACCCATGGAATAATCTTCTATTCCGATAAAGTCACACCCAGATACAACATCAAGTACCCATAATGAAATATTGTCAAATCTCTGTATCTGAGTGTTCCAGTTTTCTTGTAATTTGCCATGAATGTTTTGCAATTCCAAGTCAAATTTCTTTTTGTCTGTGTAGTAGTGGAAACTACACTTGTCGAAGCTTATCTCTTCGTCTAATTCTAATTCCGCAATTGTAATTGCTGGACATGTCATTGAATAATCAATTCCCGCTATTTTCATAATATAGTACACCTTTTTTAGTAGATGTACTATATATACTTTAGAAGCTTAGTTCTTTTTTCTCAAAGTTAGATTCATCTCCACAAAATGGACAGAAAGCAACTTCAATTTCATCTGTTTCATCTTCACTTGCGAAATTAACATCAAACTGAATTCCGCAATTCATACATTCCATGTTGAAGTCTTCCATATCTAATTACCTGTATGCCGCCAGTGCCGCTGGTGTTACTGCCTCGCCACCAATAACCGCTTTTCCATCAATAAAAATCTGTGGTAGACTTCTTAGACCATTTGATACTAGAAAGTCTCTAGCAGATACATCTTCTTCAATATTAATTTCATCATAAGACATATTGAGGTTTTTGAGTATTGCTTTGGCTTTTACGCATTGTGGGCAATTATATTTGGAATATACCTGTATCGTCATTATTAACTCCTTAAAGGCTATAATTTTTAAAAGTGCCAAGGTCAATGTCTTGAGTGACACCACCAATGACATATGAACTAATTTCTGTTTCCTGTGGAGCAACTTGAACATCGCCCCCAGCAATCCATTTTTGTGTCCAAGGAAGAGGATTTGAACCACCTTTGTATGGAGAATCCAATCCAGCCGCTGTCATTCGTTTATTGGCAATCCACTCAACATATGATACTAGCAACTCTTCGTTTAGACCAATCATAGAACCATCCTTGAAAAGATAGTGCGCCCAAGCTTTTTCTTGTTCAACCACATCTTCAAACATCTTCTGTACTTGGTCTTTTGTTTCTTCCTTAATTTTCTCAAAATCAGGGTCATCTTTTGGTAGGATTTTTAGCATAGTTTGTGTACTTGCCAAATGAAGGTTTTCATCCCTACAGATTAGTTTAATAATCTTAGCATTACCTTCCATTTTCTTAAGTTCAGCAAATGCCCAACTACAAGCAAATGATACATAGAAACGAATTCCTTCCAAAGCATTAATTGAGTTAATTGCTAACCACAATTTTGTTTTCAAGTCATACAAATCTACATTAACATTTGTTGCTTTATCCGCTCCTTCTTGAATTATCGTATAAGTGCCTTCTCCCAACTGGTTGTACCAAGTGGCGGCTTCAATTAGGTCATCAATGTATTTCGATACATCTCTAGCACAATCCATAATTTCATCAATTTCAAACATCTCATCGAAAACCAATGAAGGGTCTGAATATACATTTCGAATGATATGAGTATATGAACGTGAATGAATTGTCTCGTTAAATGCCCAAGATTCAACCCAAGTCTCTAGTTCTGGAATACTCACAATCGGCAAAAGTGCTAGGTTCGGAGACCTACCCTGTACACTATCTAGGAGAATTTGTCTTTTAAGATTTGAAGTAAAAATATGTTTTTCATACTCACTCAAATCTTTAAAGTCTTTGCTATCCCTCATGATATCAATCTCATGAGGTAGCCAGAAAAACCCTAGTTGTTTATCTATAAATTTATCAAATTGTTTATATTTTACTTGCTCGTAACGCTGTACTCCCACACCCCCATTTGGGTCTAGGAAAGCTTTAGATGACAAGTTATCTTTGTTTTCTACTGGAAATACTTTTTTACTCATTTATAATCCCTTTTATATTGTACATCCGTCACATGAAGCATCATCTACATTTACTTCGCCTTGACCATCATATGTCTGGAAGTAGTACAAAGTTTTTCCTCCATATTTGTAGAAATCCAACAAATGCTTAATCATAACACTCATTGGAATCTTCTCATCCATGTAATACTGAGGATTATATGAAGTGTTAACCGAAATTGCTTGGTCAACATACTTTTGTAAAACTGCCATGATATTAAGATATCCTTCTGGACTTGCTTGATTCCAAAGCAAATCGTATTTATTTTTAAGTCTACGAATTTCAGGAACTACCTGCGATAGAACCCCGTCTTTAGACTGTTTAACGGATACCAATTCTCTAGGAGGCTCAACACCATTTGTAGCATTAGCAACCTGAGAAGATGTTTCTGAAGGCATCAGTGCCATCAGTGTACTATTTCTTATACCATATTCTTTTAGCTGTTTTCTTAGGGACTCCCAATCAACATATTCAATCGGCTCTACCAATTCATCAACTGCTTTTGAGTAAGTATCAATTGGCAGTATTCCGTCATGATACTTAGTTTCATTTGATTTTGGACATGCGCCAAATTCTTTTGCCAAATCAGCAGAAGTTTTAATTAGGTAGTATGACCAGTGTTGGGTCCATTCATCTACCAACTTCAATGCTTTAGGGTCATCATAAGTACAATCGTTCTTAGCAAGGAAATATGCCAAGTTAATGATACCTACACCCAAAGGTCTACGACCTTCTGTTGACATTTGTGCCGCTATTATAGGATAATTCTGATAAGAAAGCAAGGCATCTAGTCCTCTAACTGCCAAATCACATGCTTTTTCCATATCTTCTGGCTTCTTAAAAGCACCGAAGTTGATAGCTGAGAGGGTACAGAGAGCAATTTCGCCTTCTGGGTCATCAATCTGCTTCAATGGCTTAGTAGGCAATGTAATCTCACAACACAAGTTTGACATTACAACTGGTGCCTGTTCAGGTTTAAATGAACTATGTGCGTTTGTATTGTCAATGTTTTGTAGATAAATTCTTCCTGTTTGCTTTCTTTCCGTTATGAACTGAGAGAACAAATCCAAAGCTTTAATCTTTTTGCGTCTAATACTAGTAGTTCGTTCTGCCTTTTCGTAAACTTCTTTGAATTTATCATAGTCGCCTTCATACCATGCTTCTAGTACCGCTGGTACATCACTTGGAGAAAACAGAGTAATATCTTCACCGTTAATCAAACGCTCATACATTAGCTTATTAAACTGTACACCGTAGTCCAGAAAACGAACACGAGTATCATCTGTACCCTTGTTATTCTTTAGAACCAACATGTCTTCAATTTCATAGTGCCAACATGGGTAGTATAGTGTAGCTGAGCCTTTACGCACCCCGCCCTGAGAACAGGAGTTTACCGCACTCTGGAATAGCTTAAAGAATGGAGTTACGCCAGTGTGATAAGCCTGACCACCACGAATTGGAGACCCCAAAGCGCGGAGTCTACCCGCTCCAATACCAATACCCGCTCTCTGTGATACATATTTTACAATTGAAGAAGTTGTGGCATTAATGGAATCTAGAGTGTCATCAGTCTCAATAAGAACACAGCTACTAAATTGGCGCTGACTTGTACGTACTCCTGCCATAACTGGAGTTGGCAAAGAAATTTCATGTGTTGAGATAGCATCGTAGTAATCCTTAACATAAGTTAGTCTTGTCTCTGCTGGATAATCGCCAAACAATGTTGCCGCAATTAACATATAAGCAATTTGTGGAGTTTCATAGATTTCTCCAGTTACACGGTTTTGTACTAGATACTTACCTCGCAACTGCTCCATTGCCGCATATGTTAGTGTTTCGTCTCGTTCATGATGGATGAATTTATTAATTTCGTTCCACTCTTCATCAGAATATTTTTTAAGAATTTCTTCATCATAAAAACCTGTTTTTACATTCTTTTCAACAAGCTCTTTGATATGTACTGGCTCAAAGCGACCATATACTTCTTTTCTCAAATGGTAACAAATCAAACGTCCAGCAACATACTGATAATTTGGAGTGTCGGCACTAATCAAATCACCAGCCGCTTTAATTAGCGTCTCTTGAATATCTTTGGTAGTTATGTTGTTATAAAATTGTAGATGAGATTTAATTTCAACCTCTGAGGCGGATACACCTGTAATACCCTCCGTTGCCCACATAGTAACTCTGTGGAATTTATCTAGGTTAAGGGGTTCTTTGCGACCATCCCTTTTTGTTACCATGATTTCCATTAATTATATCTCCGTTTATTAAGAGTTATTATCTAAAATACTGTCTATCATTGGAAATACTTCACTAATAACTTTAGCACATTCTTTCGCTATTTCCATGTGTTCTTTTTGTGTACCATTTGCCGCTCTAAGCTCAATGTAGTGGAGCCAACTGCGTAACGTACCATTCATATACATCCTTGAGCATGTATTGCCTTCTGGAAGAACCGCACGAGCTTGTTCTTTAGCAATGCCATTCTCAATAGCCCACTTATAAGCATCAACAGAAGCTTCAATGACAGCCGCCTGTTTGCGTTCCCATTGTGCTTGTAGCTCTTGGTCTGAGTTTTCTATAGAATTTTGTCTATTTTTTGAATCCTGTAGTCTAGCCTCACGATATTCAAAGCTTAAATCTTCTGTTGGGTCTGCGTATCGCTGACTAAACTCTTGGAATGAAAAAGACCTGTGGCGTAGAATCTGCCTAGCAATGTCTCTTGTAGTTTCGATTTCCATACAAGCACTAACCATTTCAAACGGACTAAAATGCTTGTGTTTCAACAAATAATTAAGCAGTTTTTCAGATGTTTCGGTATTGTATTGATTTGAAGGATTTGATACACGAGCACAATAAGAAATCAAGTCCTGAATATCTTTAATACTTTCGTTTTCAAACTCTTCTGTTGGTTTAGAATAACTAACTAATTTCACTTTCATAATTTAAATCTCACTCCTATAATGTTCATCGCACCCACTGTCCAAAGACAACTTTTGCCTTCAATCCTGAGTAGGTATGTCTATCTATAATCTCTAAAATTTCATCTTTTGTCCTACCAGCGAGTATCATATCGTTTATATCTTTCTCCTCAATACTGTCTGGAAAAATAACCACATTGTAGCCATCTGAAATCAACTTTTTCATTCTTCTAGTTATTTCTGAATTTCTTTTTTCATTATCCAAAATAACTACAGAATTTGATTTATCTACCTCAAAAGTCATATCAGAACCTGCCATGGCAATCGCATTTGGTAGGAACATACTATCTATCGGACCTTCAAGAATATAAGTTTTTTCTTTTGGGTTCCATTTGTCCATTCCATAGACTTTTGGTAAGTCTTCTCGAACTTTTATAGTAATATATCTTAAGTTACTTTTGCCAATAGCTCTTCCCTGAAATCCGACCAATGTTCCATCCTTTGTACGCATTGGTATTACAATTCTTTTGTCATTTTTTACTAAGTTGTATTCATTGTCTGGTAGAACTAAATCAACATATTCCTTGAAGTCATCTACTACAAACATTTCTTTTAAATTTTCTTCTGGTATCATCCTGCCTACCAGATATTTTTTAACAGGGTCATCATCTGGTAAGTCAAATACAACATTAGACTCCATTGATTTAATAAGTCTTTCTGTTTTACTTTGTTTGGTGAAATTTGGCTTAGCAGATTTAATAGGTTTCATCTTCTCAAGCTTACCCTTAGAACTTCTCTGCCTTCCGTTTTGAGAATCTTTGTATTCTTCCATTAGGTATTCTTTATGGAGTTCTGGAGAGAGAAACTTAATTAGATTTCCCAGTGTAGTTGATACACCGCAGTTATGACACATGTAAAACAACCCATTGGTTTTCCTATACACATATCCTCTTTTTTTCTGTTTCTTTTCTTTAGAATCACCACAATATGGACAGCGAAAATTCCACAAGTAATCTTTTTTCTTCGTATATCCTATCAGAAGATGGGACATTTGGGTTATGTATTTTTGGTCTGTATAGAGTGACATTGTTCAATCCAAGTAAAGATACTATTATAAATTATAGATAATATTATACCACCAAACGACTTGACTTGTCAAGCTTTATTTGAGCCACGGAGAGGGGCTATGGAATGTCTTTAGGGTCTGGGTTTGGTACGATTGTACTAGTTTCTTCCGAGGCTTGTGGAGCCTCCTGTGAGGTCTCAGAGCTTCCCTCATAATAGTCTTTGTATTGTTTGATTATTATGTTTTGCTCTTCGATATATCTAAGCAACTCGGCTAGATTTATAGAGATGTTTTCATAACTTTTATCAGTAAGTCCAAATAGAACTACATCAATTTTCTTTCTAGAAAGTTCAATCCAAACATCATCCTGAGTTTCTGGAGTAATAATAATAAACTCAACATCTCTTGGAATCACTGGTGCTGGATTTGATAATTTTAATGGTGGTTTTTCTATAAATTTTGTTTCGACAATAGGCTCTTTCACTCCCCATGAGCACCCTGTCAAAAACAAAACTGTAAAAGCAGTAAATAATATTCTTTTCATTCTTTTGCCAATTATAATATAAACCAAGAAGCGATAATAGCACCTGTTACTATAGCCAATGGACACAAAACAACGAAATAATGTATTTTGTTCCAGATATTAAACTCTAATGTATTGTAATAATCTTTCATAGCATTCACCTTTATTGTGTGATTCTTTCTATGTCTTTGCCAACTTTGTCGGTTGCTCTATTTACTATTCTTTGTATGAGTGTGGGCTTTTGTGTAGCTAAGTAACCAATGTCATTTTTAAGAAATGTATCTCTAAGTTCAGTTACTTGGTTGTTGAGTCTTATGTTTTCTTTTCTCAGTTCATTGTTGATGGTTGTCAAATCAGATGAGTTCATTCTGAGGGTTTCAATTACTGTCTCATTTTGACGATTTGATATTCTGAGAACTGAGGATTCTTTTTCTAAAGTTATTATCTTATTGTTCATTCTATCATACATTATCTTCCCTGTCAATAGAAGACCTGATAATATAGCCAGAAATATTAGATAAACTTTAAATTTTCTGACAAATGATAATATCATAGCACGATTTCCTGTATGGGTCCATCGTCACCAAGTTGCATGAATAGTCGTTTCTTGGAATTTCTGAAATGTTTTTTAATCGCCATTCCTGTTGGGTCATCTTCTTTCACATATCTTGACCAGTGCTTGTTTTTGCGCTTACCTTGTACAAGTTTTGTGAAAGTATCCCTATCAACATGAATTACTTTATGTCCAGCAAACTTACTAGTTCTTACACCGGGTTCGCCTTTGTCGCCAACACCAATTCCAGCAATGTTACCAGAACCAGCATTTACAGTAACCTCTTCATTTAACCATTGTTTAGAATCCTGCTCCATGAAGCGAATAAATGCGTTTTCCATGAGAACGAAATCAACTTTGTTCTCTTCACATTCTTCTTTCAAAAGCGCAAGTGCCGCCGCGTATGAGGCTAGTTTGGAGCGACCACCCGGAACTTTCGCCAAGAATCTTTTAACATTAAATATAAGTCTATGGAAAATAGTATATGCTTTCTTTTCTTCTCCCGATTTCAATTCTCTAGCCTTTTTAAGGTTGTTACCATCTTCATCAATGATACCCAACTTAAACGCTTCGGTCTCTTCCCAAGGCGTTACGAGAATTTTAATAAATTGGTATGCTACGAAAGCATCAAATACGTTCATCCTAATTTCCTTAAACTATCAATTACGCCTTTGTCTAGCGAAATTTCATTAGTGCTTATATCTTTTCCATCAATACATTTTACCACATTTGGCAAATAATTCAAGTACAAAAGAAAAGGTTTTAAATAAGACCAATACTCTTTATCAATCTTCAAAAACAAAATTCTTGTACAAGCATGGGGTTCTAAAACATTATATAGTATAATGAGATGATTTAAAATCAATCTTTCTTTTAGAACCCCCTTAGACTTGTAACGACTAAACAGAATCTTTAAATATTTGATTCTGTTTATATCCTCATTAAATTCTTCTTCAGTCATACAATGTGGATTATCATAATATTTTGCTTCATAAAGAGAAACATTAGCTTGCGTTAAGTTCTCAAACATAATTAATTAAATCCCGCTGTCAGTCTTCAGAAGATTCCTCTTTCTTTGAGGCTTTTTTCTTTGAGGTGCGTTTAGCTGGTTTCTTTTCTTCAGCTTCTTCTACCTTTGGCTCTTCAGCAACTTCTTCTACTTTAGGCTCTTCTTTTTTAGGCTCTTCTTTTTTAGGTGCCTTTGGAGCACTATCAAGAAGTCCTTTAGCCGCCACAAGAAGCTCCCCAGTATCTGGGTCTGTCCAACCGCTCTTAGTAGCAACTGCGTTTTTAGCCCATGTAGGTGGAGTAGATTTTGTCCATGTACCCATTATATTCTCCTAGTCAAATCAAAAATTATAAATTAAGCTGTTGGTGTAGCAGTACCTGTACCTGTTCCAGCACCTGTAGCTGTAAATACAGTACCAACGGTATTATCAGCCGCGCCAACTAGTGTAAAGTCTGTATCACCAACTGTTGTAATAGTGTATTCTGTACCAGCAACTAGAGCATCAGCATTAACTGGTGTTGGTGCTGGTGTATTTAGAGCATCATAACTTGCTCTCTCACCAGATGTTACATTCATAGCAACTAATAGTTCTTTGGTGTCTTTGTCTTCCCAACCAGCATTGCCCAGTACGGCATCAGATTTAAATGTTGGTGGTGTAGTTTCTGTCCACAATGGCATGTTATTCTCCTTACTTATTGTGTAATATTATTTATTTATAATACTTGTCTATACTTAACTTGATAATAGAAACCAGTGCCGCTTCCAGCATCTTCGGTTTTTATAAGTCCACAAGTTATACAATTCACTGGAACTAATAACATAGCATCTTCAAATGTTTCTGAAGTAGAAGCTGGAGTTGTTGTCTCCGCCCCTGCTTTAATTAACGAAGTGGGGATATTTGTTAAACTGTTATAATCCCCATCGAACAATGTAGGTTGATTGGTTAAACTGTTATAATCCCCATCGAACAATGTAGGTTGATTGGTTAAATCTGTATAAGAGCCGCTAGTAGCCACGGTAGCCAGTACAGGAGCGCCAATCAAAGAACTGTAGTTTCCATCAAAATGGCTTAAGTCACTAATTTGAGATTGAGTAATAGTAAGTGCCGCTTGATGTGCTGTTACATCTTCTTCTGTTACAGTGTAATCAGTCAAATAACCCAAATCATTGGTAAAAGTACTAACTGCTGTTGGTGTATTTGTCAAGTCGGCATAATCACCACTAGTAGCTACATCAGCTAGGTCTGTTTTCTTAACATAGAGACCTGTACCACCAGTGCCGCTGGGGTCTAGATTTTCAACCAAAGAGTCCAATGTAGACTTGTCGGTAGATGACATTAAACCTGTAGTTGTGGAGGTTGCTACACTTGGTCTACCAGTTAAATCAGCATATGAGCCTGTTGTAGCCACTGTTGACGCTTCAGAAGCCAAGAAGTACCCTGCTGTTGAATGGTCTCCCCATCCATAAGCATCATTCCAGTTATTTAAATCCGTCTGAGTAACACCACCAACAACATGTGAAGATGGAATAGCCGCACCCAATCTTGTAACAGGAACCTGTCCATAAGCATCTAGGTCACAGTAGCCATTTACAGCGCCTTTTTGTGCTATTCTTTCATAGTTCTGAGCCGAATGGTCGCCCCACGAGAAAGCCGTATCCCAGTTTCCTCTATTATAAACACCGCCTGGTATACCAGATTGGTCGGCTATGAATCTATTATTTACCAAAGTGTTAATTTCAGTAGAAGTCATAGTTTCATACTTTTTATAGTAATCTATTGCTTCGGATGAATTCAACTGGCTTCTGAAAGAAGAAACTGTAGTTTTCTTGGTTGTCTGTGGAACTCCGTCTATAGAAGTTTCCACAATTAGAATCAAGTCACTATCTTTTAGGTCAACGGCATCTTGGAGTGTAGAAATCTTCTTACCCATATTACAACACTCCTAAACTTCTACTATGAACTGATATAATTGAAAAGTTTGACATATCTGTATTAGCATAATCCTTAATACTTACTTTACTGTCCGAAGGCATGTAATAATCAACAAAAAATAATCTAGTATTTTGAATTTTATGAGGAAATACAGTTATAGTTTTTGATGTATCAGCATCCAGCATAGTTACCCTATATTCTTTCATAGGGTCGAAGTCTGTATTGTCCGTCAATTCTATATTTTGCCAATAAAAGTTTTCATTCGTAACATAATTATCTGGTATCTGAGCATCCGTTAGTAATGGAATCTTATCTGCTGTCAATGTAGGTATTTTAGAAAGGTCTAATACTGGCAACATGCTGTTTGTTATAGTTGGCAACATATCTGCTGTAATATTGACCTGAGAGCCTGTAAATGGCAAAGGAAGATTAGCATCTTCTATTTTAGAATTAGCATCTAGACCACAATAACCATTAGCCGCGCCTTTAAATGCTGTTCTTTCATATGATTGAGCGGCATGGTTGCCCCAGTTAAAGGCTGTATTCCAGTTGGATGAGCTAGATTCCAAATCCCCCACACGAGTATCCAATCCAGATATATTGGTACTGTTTGTGTTAATGGCAGTAGCGTTTGAGGTGATTCTGCTATCATAGGGCTCTAAAGAAGCGTCTACAGTAGCCTGAACTGTTTCAGTAGTTACAACTGATTCAATATTGTAGATTGTAGTAACATCTGGTTGCGTCAAAAGACGCATCACTTCAGCAACGTTAGTTCTTTGAGTAAGGTTATCCTGTACAACAATAATTTGAGCTTCAGGAGATAACTGGGTTATCTCCTGTAAGTCTTTAACGTGTTTTCCTGCCATATTATATACCTTGAAATATTAATTTAACAATATTTATATGTCAAACTTAACACCAAGTTTACTCATCTGTTCACGATTTAGCAAAGAGCGGTCCCATTTAATACCTTCTTCTGAAAGTTGGTTAATAACCTCGCCTTTTGCTTCGTAATCAAATTCAACACCTTCATCAAGTGCTTTGGCAATACCTTCAATAAGTTTATTGACTTTGGATACATCAACAGATTCTTCAATCATACGACTGAATGTTAGCTTTTCACCACGAGTTTCAAACTCATATGTCTCACCATTCTCTGCGCTGTCCTGAGTCAAGAAGTACATTAGACCTTTGTCAAGGTTTACCTTGATAAGTGGAATCATACCACCCGCCATCGTTACACGAGTAGCGTATCGGAAAATTCTCTCACCAGCCTTCAACTTGACACCTTTAAGTTCAGATTTATCAAAAGCATCAAGGTCAAATAGTACTCTGTAATTTACAGTACCCTTGCCACCAATTACACCAACTGGCTTGAGTTTTCTTGACATTCCATATTTAACGACTTCATGCTCACCCCAGTTGCCCCAAGTTGTATCATAAAAACGCTCATATCTTTCTGTGATATCTTTAGATTCTTTTAGCTTACGAAGTCTGTATGTCTTTTTGACATTTGAAGTCCAATATCCCATATCTTTAAGCTCAGCGTCCATCTTTCTCCATGATGGAGTTGAGGAAGAACCACCCGCTTTCATATAAGTGTCATACATCTTGTCAAAAAGAGCGACAACTTCTTTAGGAGTTCCCTTTGGTGCTGGTTCTTTAACCATATCAGTTGGGTCATATTTCTCAGAAACTTCTTCTTCTTTCTCCTGAAGCTGGAATGACTCAGAGAAAACTCTGTCCACTGCTTTCTGAGCATCAGCTTTAGAAACTTTGTTCTTAACTAGGATGTTGATAGCTTCTTTGGTATCGCCCTTCTCCCAAGCATCACCAAACTTTTTACCATCTTTAGAAGTGAAGATATCTTCAATAATTTTGTCAATCTTATCTTCTTTAAGAGTTTCTTCTTTCAACTTTAGTAGTTCTTTAACTTTATCCTGCACTGTAGCATAATTGGAAATATCGTATCTTTTTCCACTTACATTAATTTCATCAGCATACATGTCATAGAATCCAGAAAGAACTACTTTACTACCTTTTCTTACTTCAAATGAGGTTCCATCAGAATCAGCATCTGTTACATGGTATACATAACCATTGCTAAATTTTGTTGGCTTGGGTAAATCATATTTTTCATTTAGTTGTTTAACCTGTCCATAACTTCCAAGTCCATATGATTTAGAATTATCTACATCTGTTATGGCGTCCCAAAATGATTTTGGCTTTTCTGTCTTTTCTGTAATTTTTGATACTGTATCAAGAAAATTTTGAGAAACCTTATTCTCGCCTTTATGTGGTAGCATCGTATACTCCTAATTAAAATTATTTTATAAAATCTTTAAATCTTTGAATTCTACATTCTGTTATGCCTTTGCGCTTATTGAACATATTCCAAGCACGACCATACAAATACTCGGCATAGTCTTCTTCGCCATAACGGTCAATGAATCTCTCTTTATTCTTTTTAATCCAGTTTTCTATATCTTTGTCAGGAGGTGCCTTCTCTGAGATTATTGACATAATTTCTTCATATGTTTGTCCCGGAGTCATATCGCAATATGCTTTAGTAGTTTCTGGGAGTCCATCTTCTAAAACCTTTCCTGTTGGCTTGATACTAGGTTTTAGGTATTTCTGACCATTTTGATTCTCTTCTCTTCTAGTTTTCATAACATCTAGAAGCTCACGAGGATTTAGTCCTACCAATTCAGCCGCAGTTACCATAGCCATGTGGTCTGACATTTTTCTATTTTTGTCATTTTTGATTTGTTTGTACAAATCCAAAGCTATTTTATACTTTTCTTTATGAGCAACATGTGCAATTTTCTTTCTAACAGACTTTGGAAGCAAATCTTTGAGCATATCCATAGTAATGCCTTCATAGAATGCTTCATATTCGTCTAGTAGCTCTTCTGGAATTATAGTTGCGTCTTCACTAACTTGTTCAAGTAGTTCAATCAAAATTTTATCTTTTTTCATTATCAACCTTTCTCTGCTTTTTGCTGATTTTTGCGACATTCATTCCAAGATATCCAACCGAAAGGAACAAGTGCCAAATATGCTATAT